ACCGTCCGCAAGAAACTGCGAGTTTTGGGGTGGGGGTATCCGTCACATTTTTTGCACAGCCAATAGTACTGGCGCAGCAAAATCAACAGGTCTTGCACAGATTTTCAACAGCCAGACGGCATATGCGACAATCGAATTGTGCAAGTCATAGAGCAGTGGCCAATCGATCGCCCTATTCCGTACGCAAGAAACGCTCGCAAAATTTCCGACAAGGCGGTCGACAAGATTGCCGCCTCAATTAAAGAGTTTGGATGGCAGCAGCCTATTGTGGTGGATCGCGACGGCGTCATCATTGCGGGCCATACGCGGCTCCAGGCTGCCCGCAAGCTTCAATTGACAGCAGTTCCGGTGCATGTAGCTAAGGATTTGACGCAAGGTCAGGTGAAAGCGTACCGGCTGATGGACAACCGCAGCCATCAAGAAACCGAGTGGGACTTAAGCCTGCTTGCGCCAGAGCTGGCAGACCTACAGGCAATGAGCGCTGATTTAGCTTTAACGGGATTTGAAATGACAGAACTGGACGCTCTGATTGACAAAAAGCCGGTAGCCGTTGAGGTGGTTGAATCTCCGGAATCCGAATGGCAGGACATGCCGGACTACTCGCATAAAGATTTGACGGGCTTCAAAAAGTGCATTGTCCACTTTAGGAACGCCGAGGACATGACTGCGTTTGAAGAGCTGATCGGCCAGAAAATACCGCAAAACACTAAGGCGCTTTGGTTCCCAGAAGAATCAATAACCGCAGTAAAGGACCTGCGATATTGATGGGGCCGCGATACCCAATTTACATAATCAGCAAAGGCAGATGGGAGAGCCGGTTAACATCCAGGGCGCTTGAGCGGATGAATGTGGCTTATCGAATTGTCATCGAGCCGCAAGAGATGGAGCAATACTCTGCGGTTATTGACAGATCCAAGATATTGACCTTGCCGTTTTCAAACCTGGGTGAAGGATCGATTCCGGCTCGCAATTGGGTGTGGGAACATTCAATCCGCGAGGGCCATTTGAGGCACTGGATTATGGATGACAATATTTCCAAGTTCTATCGGTTTCACGACAATCAAAAGATCCCAGTTTCCAGCGGCGCAATATTTTGCGCAATGGAGGATTTCGTTGATAGGTATACGAACGTTCCAATGGCTGGCCCGCAGTATGAGTTTTTTGTGATGCGACGAAATGCCTCGCAGAAAGTTTTTATCCCAAACACTCGAGTTTACTCGTGCATTCTTTTGTCAAATAAATCTCGCCATCGCTGGCGAGGTCGGTACAACGAAGACACAGACCTCAGCTTGAGATTTTTGAAAGACGGCGATTGCACTATCTTGTTTCAAGCGTTTCTAGCAAAGAAAATGGCCACCATGCGAATGAAGGGCGGGAACACCGACCAGCTCTACAAGCAGGACAATCACTTTGATGGCCGCCTTGAGATGGCGAGGAGTTTGCAGTTTCAGCATCCGGATGTCTGCACTATTACGCGAAAGTGGGATCGCTGGCAGCACCACGTCAACTACGGGCCATTCAAAAAAAATCAGCTTCTTAGAAAGTGCGATATCGCTCTGACTGGGCTCGCCAATAACTACGGCATGGAGCTGAGGAGGATATCAAGCTAATGGGACTTCGCGGGCCAGCGCCAAAACCAACATCTATCAGATTTCCTAATGGTACGCAGCCGAACAGCCTTGAGCCAAGGCCAGACCGCGTTGCGCCGCCGATGCCAACATATCTTGACGAAGACGCTAAAAAGGAGTGGAAGCGGCTCTCTAAGATGCTTTTGCGCATCGGCGTCCTTACCGAAGCGGATGGCATGAGTCTTGCGTGTCTTTGCCAGGCGTGGAGCACGATGGTTAAGGCTCAGAAAAAATTAAGCGAAACCGGGATGCTGCTCAAGACGCCATCTGGTTATGTTCAGCAATCGCCGCTGATCGGGATCGTCAACAACTGCTCGGAGACGGTTTCTCGCCTGTCGCGAGAGTTTGGGCTGACGCCTTCGTCTAGGAGCCGAATCATCGCCTACCAGCAGCCAGCGCAACAAACCAATGCCGCAACAGCCAAAAACATTATCGAGATCGCAAGACGAAAAGCCGAACAACCAAATATGGTTTGATGCTGATCAAGCGAATTTGGCTGAGGCGTTAATTGCAACGCTGACGCTCACAAAGTCCACCAAAAGCGGCGGCCCTGAGCCCTTCGTCCTCCTCCCGCACAGCCGCAAGCTGATCGCAAACCTTCTCGGCTGGAAACGCGCCGACGGCCGCCGCGTGTACCGAAAGGCGTACTGCTCCATGGGCAGAAAGCAGGCCAAGACTCAGACCGTCGCCGCGCTGGTGATCGCCGAGTTTTTCCTGTCGCCGGAGCCCAACCAAGAGATCTACATGGCCGCGAAAGACCGCGACCAGGCGAGCATCTGTTTCGACGCCGTGGCGAGCATGATCCGCGGATCCGCCGAGCTTTCTGAGTTGGTCCAGATCACCGAATCGCGGAAGCTAATTCGGCACAAAGAAACCGGGTCGATCATCCGCGCCCTGTCCTCAGACGGCGCAGGCAAGCACGGCTATAACCCGAGCTTGGTCGTGTTCGACGAGCTGCACGCTTGGGGCCGCGCCGAGGAGGAGTTGTACGACGCCCTCACCACCGGCAGCAAGTCCCGCCGAAATCCGCTGTGGGTCACCATTACCACCGCCGGGTCTTCGCAGGAGTCCATCTGCTATCGCGAGTACAGCTACGCCAAGCGCGTCCTCGACGGCGACGTAAAGGACGACAGCTACTTCCCCTTGATTTACGAGGTCCCCGCCGACGCCGACTGGACCGATCAAACGCTCTGGCCGCTGGCGTTGCCGTCGCTGGGCCACCTCCACGAGCTGTCCGACTACGAGGAGGAGTTCCGGCAGGCCTTGGCCCGCCCAGAGCGCCAGAACACGTTTCGGCGCCTGTACCTGAACCAGTGGACGAGCGCCAACTCGCAGTGGATCCCGATTCGCGACTGGGACGCTTGCCGCGACGAGTTCCCCGACTTGACCGGTGTGCCGTGCTTCGGCGGCCTTGACCTTGCCAGCGTCCGCGACCTTACGGCATTCGCGCTGTGCTGGCCGTATCAGGGCAAAGTGTACTACCGCGCCTGGGGCTACATCCCTGAGCAGGCCGCGCGCGATAAATCGCTGTCCGACGGCGTCCGCTACGATTTATGGGCCGACGACGGGCACGTGCGGCTGACGCCGGGAAACGTCGTCGACTGGCGCCACGTCGTGGCTCACATCACGGACTTGGCGCGGGTGTTCAATATCCGGGCAATTGCCTACGACCGCTGGGGAGCCCGCGACACCGCACAGCAGTTGATGGACGCGGGGATTAAGGTCGTCGAGTTCGGGCAGGGGTACGGGTCGATGTCCCCGGCCAGTAAACGCTTCGAAGCTTTGATCCACGAGCGCAACCTAGTTCACGACGGAAACCCGCTGTTTCGCTGGTGCGTCGACTGCACCGAAGTTGCTACCGATCCAGCCGGCAACATCAAGCCCATCCACTCCGACCGACGCCGGGAGTCTAGCCGCAACGACCTCGTCATCGCCGCCGTAATGGCCACCGGCATCTGCGTGCAGGACGTGCGGGCCGAGCGGAGCGTGTACGAGGACATGGCGCCGCTGACGATTAACTGGTAGGCGCGCGAAAAATACCCGTACTACTGTTGACAAAATTCGTGCTACGCTGTTAGCACGACTCGAAAGTTTCGTGCTACCGCAACATGAACGCTTTTGGCCGATGGATGGTAAAACTCGGAGCTACCCCGCCGCCGGATAGCGACTTCTGGTACAAGCCGGTCAACGGCTCCAAGTGGTTTGTGAGCACGGACTCCGCCATGCGCATCACCGCAGTTTGGGCCTGCGTCCGCGTGATTGCTGAGTCCATCGGCAGTCTACCCTGCGGCGTGTTTCGTCGCACGACCGACGGGCGGCAGTTGGATCGGAATCACCCGCTGTACTACCTGCTGCACGACGCGCCTAACGACGACATGAGCGCCTTTGAGTTCTGGGAACTGGCCGCGAAGTGCCTCTGCCTCCACGGCAACTTCTACGCCCGCATCGTCACGAATATGCGCGGCGATGTTGTGCGCCTGGTGCCATTGTCGCCAGCCGGGATGCGCGTGGCGCGGGACCCGGAGACGGGCGTTCTTGTGTACACCTACGCCAACCAGATGTACACCGCCTCCGACATCCTCCACATCCCCGGCTTGGGCTACGACGGCGAGGACAATCTCGTCGGGCATTCGCCCGTCTCGTACATGGCGCAGGCGCTGGGCATGACGCAGGACGCCGAAGGCTACGGGGCGAACTTCTTTCGCAACAACGCCACGCCACCTTCGTATCTGACCGTGCCGCAGGCGTTGAGCAACGAGGCCCGGAACAACCTGCAGACGTGGCTGATGAGCAACTTCGGCGGCGTCCGCAACGCGGGAAAGATCGGCGTTCTGGAGCAGGGCGCTGAGATCAAGTCGGTCTCGATCAACCACCGCGACATGCAGTTCCTGGAGCTGAGGCAGTATCAGAAGGCCGATATCTGCTCGATCTTCCGCGTGCCGCCGCACATGATCCAAGACCTGACCCGCAGCACGAACAACAACATCGAACACCAGGGCATCGACTTCGCAACGCATACGATTCGCCCGTGGCTGGCGCGAATCGAGAAGCGGATTAACATGCAGCTATTCGGGCCGCGCGAGGCCGAGACCTACTATGCCGAATTCAACATGGACGCGCTCTTGCGCGGCGACGCGGCCAGCCGCGCGACGTTCTACAGCGCGATGCGGAACATCGGCGTGCTGAACGCGAACGAGATTCGCGCAAAAGAAAATCTGAACCCGTACGACGGCGGCGAAAAGTATCTGGTGCAGGGCGCGATGATACCGGTGGACCAAGCGGGAGTGCGGCAATGATTGAAGACCTGAAGATTCAACTGGCCGGCCAGCTGATGGCGCCGATGCCGACGCCGGAGGACGACGAGGAAGAGCCGAAGGCCGAAGGCCCGCGGCGCCGCGAGGTGTTGTTTTATTCAGGGGCCACGGTCGAGCGGTTCGACTTCTTCACGGGCGAAAGCTGGAAGCTGCGCTTCGACATGGACAGCGCCGACCTGTCCGCGCTGTCTGCTGGTGCGCCGGTTCTCG